GGACGCGACAACCTTGGCAATATGATTTCGTCAGATGGCTGGGCGCTGAATTGGTATTTCAGCGGTCCAACGATCTTGACCGTTGCCAGCACCGCATATCAGACGGGGTGGGAAACATCCTTAACGTCTGCTCAGACGGCAGGGTTTACTGCCGTATCCAGCGGCACCAATACCCCTAATTATTACTGGCAAGCTACGGCTACCAAGGGTTCTGAAAAGGTCACGCTGGGCACCGGCCAGATCACGATCAGTCGGAACTTGGCGACAGCTTCCGCCGGTTTTGATGGCCGAACCCAAGCCGAAATTGACCTTGCAGCCGTTCAGGCCGCGATCCGGTCACGGATTTCTGGCGGCGTTGTTGCTGAATATTCCATCGGAACCCGAAGGCTGCGTAATGAGCCGGTGACTGAACTGCTGGCGCTGGAAAGCCGCCTGAAACTGATTATCGCAAAAGAACGGCAAGCCCAATCTATCGCCAATGGCCTTGGCGATCCCAGAAACACGTTCGTAAGGTTTTCCTGATGTGGCCGTTCCCAAGTAAGCCTAAACCGGCCCCGGCAAAGCGCCAATATACCGGCGCACAGGGCGGAAGGCTCTTGTCCGACTGGGTGGCTTCTTCCACGTCACAGGATGCCGAAACCCGCATGGCTTTGCGGCCACTTCGGAACCGCGCCCGCGATCTTGGCCGAAATAATGATTACGTCGTTAACGCGCTGCGGACGATCCAGAACAATGTGGTCGGGCAGGGCGTAAAGCTGCAAGCGCAAGTTACGCGCCCGCGTGGTCCCGGTGCCGGTAAAATGGATGCCGTCGCCAATTCCGCGATTGAAACGGCTTGGCGTAAATGGTCCCGTGCCGATAGCTGTCACACTGCCGGTGTGATGTGTTTTTCGGAAATTGAGCGGGTTTTGATCCGTTCGGTTGCGGAAAGCGGCGAAGTTTTCGTTCGCATGGTTCGTCAATCGTTTGGCCGGTCGCCCGTGCCGTTAGCACTGGAAGTGATCGAAGCCGACTATCTGGACGAAAATTATAACGGCACCCACGACAACGGAAACCAAATCCGTATGGGCGTCGAAGTCGATAAGTGGTATCGGCCCGTGGCGTATTGGTTTTTTCAGAACCATCCCGGCGATTATCAATACAATCAGGCTGGCGGCATCCGCCCACGCACTCGCGTTCCTGCGTCTGAAATCATCCACCTGTTCCGATCTGACCGCCCCGGCCAGACACGCGGCTTGCCTTGGTTCTCATCCGCCATGACGCGGTTGCGGCACATGACGGGCTACGAAGAGGCCGAAGTGATCGCGGCCCGTGCGTCTGCGTGTCAGATGGGTTTCATCACTACGCCAGACCCTGAGTTTGAGGGAGAAGGTGTCGTTGATAATGAGCGGGTTTCAGCGTTTGAGCCGGGAAAAATCAGCACTCTAGCCCCCGGCGAAAGTTTCACGTCGTTTAATCCAAGCCGCCCGTCCGGTCTGCTTGATCCGTTCATGCGGTACATGCTGCGGGGCGTGGCCGCTGGCGTTGGCGTTTCCTATGAGGCGCTGTCGCGGGATTATTCGCAGTCGAACTATTCATCGTCACGCCTAGCTCTGCTGGACGACCGCGACACATGGCGGGCGTTGCAAAGCTGGATGATCGACAGTTTCCATCAGCGGGTGATGGAGGCGTTCTTAGAAATGGCGTCCCTGTCAAACACGCTGAGCCTTCCCGGCTATGAGATGGACCGCGACCGTTACGAAAACGTTCGGTGGATACCTCGCGGCTGGGCATGGATCGACCCTGCCAAGGAAATCGCGGCCTACAAGACCGCTGTTCGCAGCGGTTTCATGACGCTGACCGACGTGGTGGCTCAGAACGGTGGTGACTTCGAAGAACTGGCCTACGCCCGCGCCCGTGAAAACGATCTGTGCGATCAGCTTGACCTAGTGTTCGACACCGACCCTGAACTGGTAACGGAGCAGGGCCAAGCCCAGCCCGCGCCGGTTGAGGAAGACCCAGAGATGCCTGAAGACACCACATCTAGTGGGTCGGCTAATACAGAGGCACAAGATGTTGCGTAATTCACGCAATCTGGCATAATGCGTCCATCGGTTTTTAATAGGTGTCTATTTAGTGACCCAGAATGTTGAATTGAGGAAGTTGACGCTGCCCGCACTTACTCGCGGGCAGCAGTCGTCCCTTTCGTTGGATGGTGAAGCGCGGTCGCTTGAATTTGCGTTTTCATCGGAGATGCCTGTTGAGCGGTGGTTCGGTGATGAAGTTCTTTCGCACGATCCCGGCACGGCAGACCTTACGCGCCTGAACGATGCTGCCCCGCTGCTTTGGAACCATGACCCTAACCAGATGATCGGCGTTGTTGAAAGCGCCCGTATCGGCAGCGACAAGCGTGGTTACGCCACCGTTCGTTTTGGCACATCGCCAATGGCCGAACAGGTTATGAACGACGTTCGTGCGGGCATCATCCGCAACGTGTCGTTTGGATATCGGATCAATGAAATGGTCGAGGCTATCCGCGACGGAAAGTCCACCTATACGGCAACCTCTTGGTCGCCTCTTGAAGTTTCTCTGGTTTCAATTCCCGCTGACCAATCGGTCGGTATCGGGCGCTCTGAAACAGAGGATGGCCGCGACGTTGTTGTTCGCGGTTTAGCCCCACTAGAACACAAGGAAGTTGAAGCTATGACTGAAGCCGCTGCGGCCCCCGTGGTCGATATGTCTGCGGTACGCGCCGAAGCGGCTCACGCCGAACGCGCCCGTATCGAAACCATCCGCTCGCTTGGCGAGCGGTTTGAAAAGGCCGATCTGGCCCGCCAGTTGATCGAAGGTGGCCGTTCCATCGACGAAGCCAAATCGGCGTTCCTCGAAATCGCTGGCGTTCGTCACCAGCCCGTTGTTGAAGGCGCTGCCGATCTGAGCCTGACCGACAAGGAAAAGCGGGATTACTCGCTGGTTAACGCGATCCGCGCCCAAGTCACCGGCAACTGGAAAGATGCTGGCTTTGAGCGTGAGTGTTCCGAAGCCATTGCCAAGCGCACCGGCAAGGACACCCCCGGTTTCTTCATGCCTATGAACATCACGCTTGACCGTGCGGCTTACGCTGTCGGCACGGCTGGTTCGGGCACGACCGGCGGCACCTTGGTTGCCACGAACCTGTTGGCTGGTTCGTTCATCGAACTGCTGCGTAACAAGGCCCGCGTCGTTCAGCTTGGCGCTCAGATGCTGTCTGGCCTGACCGGCAACGTGGACATTCCGCGCCAGACCGCAGCCACCAGCACCTATTGGGTTGCTGAAGCTAGCGACGTGACGGAAGCCGAAGGCACTTTTGATAAGATCAGCCTGTCTCCGAAGACGCTGGGCGCTCGCTCGCAGATGTCGCGTATGATGATGATGCAGTCCACCCCTGACATCGAAGTGCTGGTTCGCAACGACCTTGCTGCCCAGATTGCTCTCGGTATCGACCTTGCTGCACTCTCCGGTACGGGTTCGTCCAACCAGCCACGCGGTATCCTGAATACCTCTGGCATCGGTTCGGTCGTCGGCGGCACCAACGGTGCGGCTATCACGATTGATCATTTGATTGATTTGGAAACCCAAGTGACCGCCGCAAACGGCCCAGATAGCAACCTTGCCTATCTGACCAACGCCAAGGCCATCGGTGCGCTCAAGAAGCTGAAGTCCACCACCGGCCAGTACCTCTGGACTGGCTCGATGGTTGGCGCTCAGTCTGGCACCCCCGGCGAGATCAACGGTTACGCCGTTGCCCGCTCTAACCAAGTGTCGTCTACCGGCACCAAGGGCACCGCATCGGGCGTTTGCTCCACCGTCGTCTTCGGCGCTTGGAACGAACTGATCATCGGTGAGTTCGGCGTTCTTGAAGTTCTCGCCAATCCTTACGGCGCTGGCTTCAATGCTGGTTCGATTGATATTCGCGCTTTGCAGTCGGTTGACATTGGGGTCCGCCACGCGGCGTCCTTCAGCGCCATGACTGACGCCCTGACCGCCTAATTGGTCTGAAATTGAGGGGGTGGCTGAAAAGTCACCCTCTATATTCTGGGTGATCCATGCAGTATAAAATTCGCGATAATTTTTACATTTATGGCCTACGCCCAGACCCCTACAAGCCGGGGGATATTGTGGAACTAACTCCCGCGCAAGCTAAGGCGCACGGCCACAAAATCGAGGCTGTTCAGCCCACGCCAAAGGTTCGTTCCGGTGATCGGTGATGATCTAACAGTCTTTTTTGGTGATTTTGCCCATACTGTTGTTTGGTCAACTGTTACAGGTAAGGGCATCCTTGACGCGCCAACTAATGTGATGGGCGGTGGCATGGTTTTGTCTAACGAATACCTATTGACCGTGAAAACATCAGAATTTGGCGGTGCTGGATATGGTGACAACATCACGGTTAACAGTGTTTTGTATCAAGTCAGAGAGGCCCGACAGGTAGACGACGGTGCTTTAACAGAAATTCTACTGTCCAAGGTTTAACAATGATTATTCGCGAACAAATATTAAGCGCGATAGTCACGCTCCTACAGACTAATACACACGCTCCTGTTTACAGAAGCAGGGTAACGCCAATTGCACGAAATGAGGCTCCGGCTATTGTCGTTGAGCCGGTAACAGATCGGCAGAACCAAAACACGCTATCTCAGTTGCGCGATGAATTGACGGTTCGAGTTTCCGTAATCGTACGGGGATTAGTGCCTGATAGTGTCGCGGACCCTATAGTCAAAGAACTTCATTCTAAGATAATGGCTGATACGTCGCTTGGCGGCTTGTGTTATGAACTATTACCGTCTGGAACGGGGTTTGAACTCCTTGAGACTGATAGTAATTCTGGTATAGTGTCGCTTGACTTTATCATTCAATATCGAACCGACCTTCAAAATTTAGCAACCTAGCGAGGCTCCAATGGCCCTTCAGTTCTCTGTTACCGCTCGAAATGCACGTCTTGACGCAGTGGAAGTTACTACTGGCACGTCCGCCCAGCTTCGCCTTTACAGCGGCACTCAGCCAGCGGATTGCGCCACGGCGGCATCTGGAACGCTGCTTGCCACGCTGACCTTGCCTAGTGACTGGATGGCGGCGGCATCGTCTGGGTCAAAGGCTCTTTCTGGAACGTGGTCTGGTACTGCTTCTGGCGCTGGTACTGCGGGATATTTCCGCATTCTGGACAGCACCGGCACTACTTGCCATGCACAGGGTTCCGTGGGCACCACCGGCACGGATATGATCCTGTCGCCTAGCGCCGCGCTGACCAGTTCGCAGCCGATTTCGATCACCTCATTCACGCTGACTGACGCGAACGCTTAATCATGGCTGATAACACCACGCTCAACCCCGGTAGCGGCGGCGACGTAATTGCGTCTGATGATATTGCTGGCGTAAAACACCAGCGGATCAAAAACGGTTTTGGCGTCGATGGTGCATATGTTGATGTGTCCGTGACCGACCCTCTTCCTGTGGCAGTTTACGGTGAGTTAATTGAAGCTATTGAACAGCTTCGAATTATGATCGGTGCGCTGACTAACACAATCGGCAAGGTCTTGCCGGATGCGGCTGGCCGTCAGCGGGTCGTTGTAGACGCCATTACGGGTGCGCTGACGCTAGCCACCGTGACTACGGTCGGTACAGTTACCACTGTCGGCACGGTAACGAACCAGACCAACATCGGGGGTCTGGCTGCCGTCGATAAAATTCCCGCCCTAATGCACATGAGCGCAGACAATCTGCGCCGCAACATCACGGTGACGTAAATGACCACAACCGTTGTCAATCGCAAACTGCTCGACCTAAAGCGTTGGGAAATGGTGACGCCCGCTCCGGCGGCATCTGCCTCTGGTTCCGTAATCGCCCCTTCCCGCATGGTGCAGCAGCAGCAGTTATTTGTTCAAAGCGCCACGGTGGCATATCTTTATAACCCATTCGAAGACGGCTGGGTTCAGGTTCCATCCCCGGCTCTAGCGGGCACCTTTGGTACAGGCGCCTGTGCGACCGCGACTTGCGTCGGCCCTACGGGTACGGCAACGGGTGGTACCACAACCACCATTAATACGGGCTTATCACTTGCTCGCGGTTTGGCTGGTTATCAGGTTCTGATCACCGCTGGCCCCGGTGCTGGCGACGTTCGCACGATCCAGCAAGCCACGGTCGGCGCAAACAGTATTATCACCGTCACTTCAGCCTTCAGCACTGCTATTACATCAGCGTCGGTCTTCCGCCTGATGACTCCTCGCTGGTACGTCCTGAACGCCATCGGCTCTCTGGGTACCACCACGGCTGGTGTGTTTCGTTATTATGATTTCGCGCTAAACACTTGGACTTCGCTGTCAGCCAACGCCCCCGCGCTGGTTATCAGTACAGATAGTGTTCTAACGGCCACGCCGTCCTATGTGGACAACGGATTTGTATCGTTCGCGACGGGTACGGCAACCTCGGCTACGAACACCACCAACGCCACAATTACGGTAACGGGTAAGACGTGGACGACTAACCAGTGGTCCAACTACCAGCTACGGGTCACGGCGGGTACGGGTGTAGGCCAGATCAAGTCGATCACGTCTAACACTGCTACTGTCTTGACGCTGAACGGCGTGTTCACTACTGCCTTAGATGCGACATCGGTCTATGCCATCGAAGCAAACGATGATTACATCTACTACACGGGATCGAACGCTGTTACGCTCTACCGTTACGGCATCACCGCTGGTACTTGGACCACCCTTACCCCCGGCACAGCCCGTGCTGCGGCTCCCGGTAACGGCATGAGTGCTAACTGGGTATGGGCCGTATCTGACGCATCGTGGACCAATGAAAGCGCCATCAAAAATGGTCGCTTCATCTACTCTGCTCGCGGAACTACTGGCGCTATCATCGACACCTACGATATTGCCCTTAACACTTGGGCGAACGCCATCGCATATGCGCCAGCCACCGAAACTTTTGCAGCCGGTACAAAGTACGCTTATTTCGGCAACTACATCTACATTCAAAAAGATGCAACGGGCCGCTGGTTCCAGTTCGACGTGCTGAATAACTCAATGGAGGGTTGGTCCACTACCCTTTATACGCAGGGCGCTGCACTCATGGGAAACACTGCGTTTGTAGCGCCATATACAGATGGCGCTACAGTAATTCCTTACGTTAATTTTATTCTTAACACATCAACCGTAATGCTTCGTCAGATGGTGATCTAGATATGTCCAGCATTGAAGAACTAATTGAACAACACAAAAAGCGGTTAGTTTATCTGAGCGCCTTGCTATCTAGTGCTTTGGCTCTTGGTGATACCGCACAGGT